AGAGGCTCCGAACAATGATCTGAGCACTAGAATAATTAATGGCAGGAAATACGTTGTAAGAGGTGCCAGAAGAGACAAGAATGGCAGACTCACAGGCGGCACAATCCTTGATCGCGCTGGTTCAGAAGAGAAAACAGGTGAGTCAATCGCTTCACAGATAGGTTTTAAAAGAGGCGGCTCTATTAAAAATTTCAAAGGAACGTTCTAATGGCATTACCTCCACGACCCACAGGAAGTTTGACGGATTCTGGTATCGAAGCAGTAGAGGGCATGATGGTAGAAGTGCCACAGGCCGAGGACTTTGCTGGTGGTGCAGAGGTTATGCAGGGTGCGGACGGAAGTGCCATCGTTCAGGCATTGATGGGCGGTGAGCCGGAGGGCGTGGAAGTACAGACAGAACAGTATGATCATAACGCTAACCTAGCTGAGATCATAGATGAGGCTGTTTTAGGCGAGATTTCTAGTGAACTTCGTGAGATGTACGAAGAAGACATGGAATCTCGTGAAGACTGGCAACAGGCGTACACCAAGGGACTGGATCTTCTAGGCATCAAGTATCAGGAGCGTAATCAGCCGTTTGATGGCGCATCCGGCGTGACACACCCGCTGATTGCCGAGTCCGTAACACAGTTTCAAGCACAAGCGTACAAAGAGCTTCTGCCTGCTGGTGGTCCTGTGAAAACACAGGTCATAGGCGCAAGAACCACCGAAAAAGAAGCGCAGGCAGCTAGAGTCAAGAACTTCATGAACTATCAGGTTACTGAGGTCATGGAAGAGTTTGACCCCGATACGGATCAGATGCTGTTTTATTTACCGCTGTCAGGCTCTACTTTTAAGAAAGTTTACTTTGACCCCACCAGAAACCGCGCTGTATCGGCGTTTGTACCGTCAGAGGATCTGGTAGTTCCGTATTCTGCTACGGATCTGACAACTGCCTCAAGAGTTACGCATGTATTGCGTATGGATGAGAATCAAGTCCGTAAAATGCAGGTTGCAGGCATTTATCGCGATGTAGAGGTATCTACAAACCAAGAGTCTGATGACAACGTTCGTGACAAGGTAGATGAGATAGATGGTGTCAGTAAGGGTTATCTGGATGAGGTGCACACGATCCTTGAGATGCATATCGAGATGGATCTGGAGGGTTTTGAGGACGTAGATCAAGAAGGTAATTTCACAGGCATCAAATTACCATATATAGTGACATTGGACGTTGGATCTGGTGAAATCCTGTCCATAACCCGTAATTACGACCAACAAGACCCGTTGAAGCGCAAACGGCAGTATTTTGTGCATTATAAGTTCCTACCTGGTCTGGGCTTTTATGGCTACGGCCTGATACACATGATTGGTGGCTTGGGTCGAGCAACCACCAGTATATTACGTCAGCTTATAGATTCCGGCACGCTTGCCAATCTGCCGTCAGGTTTCAAGGCACGCGGCATACGCATACGAAACGATGACGAGCCATTGGCACCTGGTGAGTTTAGAGATATTGACGCACCTGGGGGTGACATCCGTAATTCAATCATTCCATTGCCGTTTAAAGAGCCTTCAGGCACCCTAGCACAGCTTCTAGCGTCACTTATTGAAGGTGGTCGCCGTTTTGTCTCTATCGCCGATCAGCAGATCGGAGAGAGCAAAAGCGGAGATATGCCCGTAGGTACAACTGTAGCGTTGTTGGAACGCGGTATGAAAGTCATGTCGGCTATTCATAAACGTTTACATTACGCACAGAAAACAGAGTTCCGGCTCCTCGCTAGAATATTTGCGGAAAATCTCCCTTCAAGTTATCCGTATGAGGTAGCCGGAGCACCTTCCGAGGTGAAAGCGCAGGACTTTGATGGACGGGTGGACGTTATACCTGTTTCTGACCCGAACATCTTTTCGATGGCACAACGTGTGACATTGGCGCAAACACAGCTTCAACTGGCGCAATCTAACCCCAACATCCACAATCTGCATGAGGCGTATAAGCGCATGTATCAGGCGTTGGAGGTTCAAAACATTGATCAGATACTGCCTGCCAAGAAAGAGCCACAGCCCACGAGTCCGAGTATCGAGAACGCAAAAGGCATGCAAGGAGAACTGTTGACAGCGTTTCAACAGCAAGATCATGACGCTCACATTATGACGCATGTGACATTTATGAAGCTGCCTTTGGTCTCTACATCACCTAACATTTATGCTACATTTATGGGGCATCTTCAGGATCATATATCTATGAAGGCACGCTTGACTGTTATGGCACAAGTACAACAACAGCAGGCGCAGGCACAGCAAGCGGCGTTAGCAGCGCAAATGGGTGCGATGGATCCCATGATGGCACAACAACAAATGCAGGCGGCATCTGCAATGTCTGAGGAGGTTATAGAGTCTGAGGTTGCAAAACTAGAGGCTCAGTTCACTCAGGAAATCATACAGATGCTTGCACCACCAGAGGGACAGCAAGATCCGCTCGTGCAGATAAGACAGCAGGAGCTTGCAATCAAGGCCGCTGAGTCTCAGCGCAGGGCACAACAGGATGCCGCAGAATTAGACCTGGAACGTCAGAAGGTTCAGCAACGAGCAATGACTGACGCAGCACGGATCGAACTCCAAGAAGAGATCGCAGAAGAAAGGGCAGATGTGAATCGTGAGCGCATCCAGACCCAGAGGGACCTGGCATTGCGCTCTAAGTAACCGCATAAGCGGGACTGGAGTTATGAGGCATGGTCGTTGCAGAGGTCTTGACGGGGCTTGCGTTAGTTAAGCAAGCCACGGATTTCATTAAATCAAATCTAGACACGGCAAAAGATATCGGCTCGTTAGCGGGTCAGATAGATGATTTGCTGCGCGGTGAAAATGAGGCTCAAAAGGCTAGAAGCAAAAAGTCTGGTCAAAGCCTAACCGATCAGTTTGGTGTGGAGAACGTGGCACGAGAGGTCATTGACGCTAAACTGGCGCAGGAAAAGGTGCGTGAGATTGCTACTTTGATTGATTTACGTTTTGGTCACGGCACATGGCGTGGGATTTTAGATGAGCGTGCTAGACGGATACAGGCTGCCAAGGAGGCCGCTGCCAAGGCACGCAGAGAGCAAATACGAAAAGAGAGAGAACAGTGGGAAGCCATAAAGAACTTTTTGATAGTTATGGGCGTTATCCTTGCTATGGGTTTTCTTTTAGTCGGCATGTTATGGACAATTGCAAGAGGTTAAAATGGCACAGAAAAAGTTACAAAAAGACAGCGTGTATTCAGAATATGATGAAGATGGTGACGGCATCGTAAGTGATGAGGAACTTAGTCATATAAAAGAAATTAAGAAAACGGAAACAGAGTTACGCAAGAACGTAGCTCAACTCCGCATGGCTCGATACACGTTGGTTTTCATGGGATGTTATGCCGTATTTCTGGCATCTCCGTGGTGTTCTCCTGAAAAACTAGAGGGGCTTGGGGCTGTCACCGATTTGATATTCCTGTCTGGTGCAGGCATAGTTGGAGCCTATATGGGCACAACCGCTTGGATGAGTAAGAAATGACCCATGCGTTTTTGTTAATTGTGGTGTTAGGAGGAGAGATCCAAAGTAAGGACATGTACTTCAGATCCGTAACGGATTGCAATTTCTTCGCATCACAGGTAACAAAGAGATACGGGAACTATCAACATTACAGCAGAGTTCCCTCAGAACATAAGGCAACAGCGTACTGTAAACCAGTTAAGGTGAATAAAGACAAAGAGTTATATTGATGGCTTTGAGAGAGTACATATTGGTCATCTCAATGTGGGGTAACGATGGAGTCATGGATCACTATATTGGGCAGATGTCGTTACAGCAACCCATGAGCCGAAAACAATGTCACTGGATGTTGGAAGATGAGCGATGGTCAGCGGCTTATGATAATAAACATTATAAGATGGCTATGCACTGTTTTCCGAAAGATTGTGCGGGGAAATCAACTTGTGAGTGAAGAAAAGAAAAAACCAGTATCTGTAGCAGTTGGCGAGAATAGCTTTGAACTTGTTTTGCGTATACTGGGTAATGAGTTTGTGGCTATTAAAATAGGATCTACCAACTTTTCAGGAAAGCTGATAGCGGGTGGTATTTTGTTATTGTTTTTCACGTTTATGCTCATGGAGGTGTTTGGTTTATCACGGATATTAGGTGTTGATTAGTGGCTACTAAATTAAATGAGAACACAGAATTGGCAATGCCAATACGCAATTTGATTGCAATGGTTGTTGGTGCTGCTGTTGGGACTTGGGCATATTTTGGAGTGATTGAACGACTGAACAGCATTGAAAACAAAATCATTCTTATGGAAGCTGACCTGGGGCAGAATACAGAGTTTCGTATCAAATGGCCTAGAGGCGAAATGGGTAGTTTGCCAGCAGATAGCGAACAGTTTATGCTGATAGAA